CCGCATTTACATCGCCAAAGAGGCTACTGGTCGATGGTTTGCTTTCGATCTTGCCGAGCAAGCAATGCAACCGTTTGGAACAACCACCTACACCCAAGGTGCGGCCGTGCTTGGGGACACAGCGTTTGACGTCACCTACAAGGACGGCGCGACGGAGATTGACTACATCTATTTCCTCCTCAACACCTCGACCGTTTTGCTGCGTGAGATGGTGATTTAACCCATGAATATCCCAGAACTGAAGGCGATGCTTCAACGTCGCATTGTCTACCTTGGTCAGCTTCGCAACTCAGCCGTGGCGATTGGGGACATTGCCCAAATCGACAAGATTGACACCGAATTGGCCGAGACTCAGGCGACGCTCAACCAGCTTGAGACGCTGTAATGCTCCTCACCATTCTTTCAAACCAAGGCTCAACGCCATCCAACAAGTTCTGGCTTAAGGTGTCTGGGACTTGGAAGGAAGCTATTACTTGGATCAAGGTTTTGGGCGTTTGGAAGCAGGCTGACCCCAAGATTAAAATTGCAGGAATCTGGAGATAAGAGGACTGTTTTTATATGATCTGCACCACTCCATACGTCGTCAACATTCCTGGCCCACGCGGCGCGCCTGGGGCGAATGGAACCAACGGTACGAACGGTGTCAACGTGTTCAGTTTTACTACTGCGTCGTTTATCGTTCCGGCGTTTGGTTCTTCTGTCGTGGTTCCTCTTGCGACAACTTCATTTCTTCCAGAATCAGCTTCTGGGCAGTTTTTTGTCTCGGTTCAGGGGTGCGGCTACTTGCAAGTAATGGATGTAACCGGACTCAATGTAACGCTTCAAAACCCGCTTGCAGGTGTTCTCGGGGTGCCGAACGCGATTCCGACGACGGTAATAGCAACTAACACGCTTGTGACTTTAGCCGGTGCGCTTGGTGCGACTGGCGCTCCCGGTGTATCCGGCGGCGCTCCGGTTGGAGCATCGTACATTTGCCGCACTGCGGATGGAACGCTGACAAACGAGACTGCTCTCGATTCATTGGCCGCTGGATACGTTAAGACTCAAGGGTCGAGCGGATTTGGTGCGGTTTCGACGGTTGCCACGATTCCTATTGCCGATGTCACCGGCACGGTTCCGATTGCTCAAGGTGGCACAAACCTTACGACCGCACCCGCGAACAAGATTCCGGTCGGCGACGGAGCGGCTTATCTTCAGAAGGAGATTGTCGGAACGGCTCCGATTGTCGTTACGAACAGCGCCGGAAACATCACGCTGTCAGCTCCGTCGATTGCTTCGTTCAACTACGTCACGTTTACGCGGAGGTTGACTGGAGATAACATCATTGTATCTGGAACAACCAAGAATCCGTTTAGTCTCACAGACTTTCCTGCTGGATCTTGGGCAAACTTAGATCCGTCTTCTGGCTTTGTTGCCGCGACTGGTCGATTTGTGGTTCCTAATACTGGGTATTACAAAATCGAAGGTTTGTTCAATCTTCTTGGTGATGGCGGCGTTGCTCAGGTTGTCGTTTTCTTGAGGAAGAATGGGTCTAACATTTTCCAAACGCTTCAATTCAACGCCACCAATTCCACCACTCAAGCGTTACCGTCCGTATCTTTTTCTTACATCGATCAGGCGTCTGTCGTTGGCGATTACTACGACATTCTGATTCAGACAACTTCGCACGATGTAAGCGTCGAAACCGGCTCGTCATTCTCTGTTCAGCGGATTCAGGCTTAAACCATGAGCGAACGCGCACCACGGAGGTACACGGACGGAACTGTCACCTTTGAGGGTGGCATTGACGCTGGCGTGATGCCGTCTGAGGTGGACAAGAATCAGGTTGCGTTTGCGGTCAACGCCAACTTCCGGCAGGGGTTTGTCTCATGCCGACCCGGTTTCGTTCAGAAGGATTACGACCTGTGCGTCACCATCACGGCTGACAACGATCAGGTTACTGCTGACCAGACGAACGTCACCGCTGATGGCTGGTCAGAAGACTGTTACGGACCTCAGTCGCTTACCGGCACGTTCCAGTGCGCGCTGCCCTACATCGCCGATGATGGACGCACGTTCATCCTGATGTTGATCAGCGGCGAAGTTTGGTTCTACGACGTTGCCCAGAACAAAGCTCAGAACCTGAGCGTTTCCGATGACCTGAAGAATCCGTCGAATCTGCTCGATGGTTGGATGGTTCAGGCTGAGAACTTTGTCGTCATTCAGGATGGATTCAGCAGGCCGCTGATCTTCAACGGCACGAATCTGCGCCGTGCTTCGGATGACGAAATCAAGTGCGGCAAGGTCATGGCCTACGTCAATGGCCGCATCTGGTACGCGCTGCCGAACGGATTCTCCTTTAGGGCGACTGACATCGTTTATGGGGATGGAACGCGAGCGAGTGTACTCAAGGAAACCGAGAACACCTTCCTTAATGAGGGCGGAGACTTTGCGGTTCCGTCGGATTCAGGCGGCATCACAGCGATGGCTATACCAGGCGATCCAGACACCTCGCTCGGTCAAGGTCCGCTCTTAGTCTTTACTCCTCGATACGTCTTCTCGGTTCAAGCGCCTGTTGATCGTGATGTTTGGAAGAATCTGAACTATCCGATTCAGGCTATCAGTTTGTTGACCAGCGGTGCACTTGGCGCTCGTTCTGCCATCACCATCAATGGCGATGTGTTCTACCGCGCTGTCGATGGCGTTCGCTCGTTCATCATCGCTCGACGCTCGTTCACCGATTGGGGCAATACCCCGATCAGCAGCGAGATGCTCAACGTCATTGAGAACGATCAGACGAATCTCCTGTGGGCCAGTTCTGCGGTCGTGTTCGACAATCGGTTGCTGATGACCTGTCAGCCTCGGTACGATGCCGAGGGAGTCATTCACAAGGCGCTGGCCGTACTCGACATGGACCTCATCACCTCGATGAGGAAAAAGTTTCCGCCTGCTTGGTCTGGAATCTGGACCGGACTTGATGCGCTTCAGGTTGTTAAGACCGAGAATGCTTACGGCGATCAGTGCTTCTGCATTGCTCGCGGATCGGACGGAACGATTCAAATCTGGGAGATTACGAAGGCCGACAAGTTCGACAACAACGTCGCTGAGGGTAAGAAGGAAATCGAATGGCTGGTTCAAACCAGAGCCTACAACTTCGAGGTTCCGTTTGGCCTGAAGCGTTTGGATTCGGGCGACTTGTTCATCGACTCCCTTGAGGGCGATGTCTCGTTCAATGTTACTTACCGGCCTGATCAGTATCCTGGCTGGATTGACTGGGTGGATTTTGCCGAGTGCGCTACGACGACGCAGTGCTTCGATCTTTGCCCGATTACGAACTTCAAACCGCAGTATCGCCCCAAGCTGCGTTTTCCGACGCCTTCGGATCTGCCGTGCAACGAGACGATCAGCACACCGGCTCGAAACCTTTACGAGGTTCAGGTGATGCTCAGCATCATCGGGTATTGCCGGATCAAAAGCTTGAGAGTTCACGCTTACGATATTCAGGAGCCGAGTGTTGGTGAATGCCGGACGGTGTATCCGGCCTGCACACCGCTTGATGTCTGTGATATCAACCCGCTGACCTACACCTCGGAAGCCGTTAACCCTTAAAACAGCATGCCAAACCTTACGCTCATCACGCTGACGCCCCCGAGTTTGCCCATCGGGTATTGCCCGACCAACTACCAGCAGTTGGCCAACGATGTCATCAGCGGCACTCAGGCGACGTTCAACAGCTCGATTGGGAACTCGTTCTTCAACTTTGGCCCGACGACTCCCGCGCTCAACAATCAGGTTTATCCGTGGTTGGATGAGAATGGAAACTGGTGGATTTACAAAGACGGTTACTGGCTGAGGCAGCATCCGATTGCCGCCGGATCTGCTGAGAGACGCATCTACGTCGGAACCACCACCGATCTTCAGACTTACGACGGCGGAAATACCAACGCTCCTAGCAACTGGTCAGGACCGATGTGGCAAGTTGACACCTTGTTCGAAGCTCGATTCCCGGTTGGCGCTGGCACGTTCGCGGCAAGCGGCGTTGTGAGCGTCAATGGAACGACCACATCGACCGCTGTTGCTGGCGAGGACAAACACACGCTTGTCACCTCCGAGATGCCGTCGCACACGCATCAGATTCTCGATCAGTACATCAACCTTACTCAGCGCGGATCGGCTGATACGAGTGTGTTCAGCGCGACGAACCGATCGGAAGGCGTGGCCAACTTGCTGCCAACCACTTCGTCCGGCGGCGATGCGGCGCACAACAATCTCCCGCCGTTCTACGGTGTTTACTTCATCAAGCGAACCAGCCGAGTCTACTACACCAAATGAAGCTGATCGTCCAAGATATCAGGTCAACGATTGCTCGGGCTATCGGCGTTTGCGTCGATGACGCGCGCGTTTACGACTACATCAATCAGGCGTGTCGAAGGCTTCTGCACAAAGGTCTTTGGGCTGGATCTTACGGACGCTTTACGGTTACAACCGTTGACGGATGCATCACTTGGCCGCGAGCGATTGAAACCATCGAGGCGGTGGCGGATTGCTGCGGCACAGGGTCTGTAAGGAATCAATGGTATGAGTTCCAAGAAACCGGATTCGGCCTGCTCGGAAGCTGCAACCCGTGCGCGGGAAAACAGCTTGTTGATCGCGGTACTGTCGTTTCATACCGCGATATGTCTGGGGGCATCAATAGTTACATTCGAGTTTATCCTGGCGATGCTTCAGACAATGGGAAAACGATAACGCTCCAAGGCTACGACGCGAACGGGCAATGGATTCGCACCCAATCCGGTGGCGTGTGGATTGACGGCGAAAAGCTGACGCTCGCGTTGCCGTATGTTCAGTCTTCCAAGAAATTTACCGCACTGACCGGCGTTATTAGGGAGGCAACAAATACCGCATCGCGGCTCTACGAGTACAACCAGACACTTTTTGCCGAGTTAGATCTGGCAGTTTACGACCCTGATGAAACTTTGCCGCAATATCGCCGCAGCCTCTGGACTGGTCGAAACAGCGATTGCTGCACTCAGACCGTCACGGTCATCGGCAAGATGCGCCATATCAACGCGACGAGCGTCAATGACTACCTCATTCCGCCGAGTCCTGACGCCATCAAGCTGATGGTCATGGCCATTCGGAAGGAAGAGAACGATTTGATTCAGGAAGCAGTGGCCTACGAAGCCAAAGCTGTCCAAGCTGTGCAGGAGCAGACGATGCAGTATTTGGGCGACGCCGTTCACACGATCCGAATGGTTGGAGTCGGGTTGAATGGCGGTGGGTTTTCACAGTGGTTCTAAACCAAAAGGATAATTTATGGCATTAGGTGCAGCAATTCTTGGAGCAGCGGGAATCTCCGCTGCCGGTAGTTTGCTCGGCGGGCTTTTCGGCGGACGCAAGCCGAAGGTGCCTGAGCTGAAGCCGATTAACTTCGAGCAGGAACAGACCAACGCTATCCGGCAAAACATTGCCGCGCTTGAACCTGCCACGAAGCTGGCCGAGAAGACGACCGCAGCAGAACAGTCATTGCTCGAAACCCAGCTTCGTCGCGCGATTCCTGGTTACGACCAGATCGTGCAGCAGGCCAGCAAGAATATCGGTGCTGCTCTATCCGGCGAGCTTTCGCCCGAGGTTTCATCTCAGGTTCAACGCTCGACCGCTGGACGCGCTCTTGCCGGTGGATTTGGTGCTGGCTCCGGATTCGGTCGTTCGCTTACCGCGCGTGATTTGGGGCTTACATCGATGCAGCTCCAGAATCAGGGTCTGGCTCAAGCTCAGAACTTCATCCAGCAGCAGCGAGCATTCGGAATGGCTCAGCCGTTCTCGGTGAGCAGCATGTTCATCACGCCGTCTCAACGGATTGGGGCGTTGCAGGAGCAACAGTCCAGAATGTACGGACGCGATTTGACTGCCGCCCAGGTTGCTGCCGCTCCGTCGCCGATGCAGCAGGCGGCGCAGACTGCGTTCACCAACTTTGGCGGTGTTGCCGGTGGCGCGCTGTCGCAGTACGGAATGTATCAGGGGTTGTTGGCTGGCCAACGTGGGCCGTCGCCATCGTACAATCCTCAGAACGATCCTGAGATTTATCCGAATCTCTATGCACCGACTCCGACGAGGTCGGACATTACGCCGCTTTCTACGAGTCTATTCCCCGAGTACGGCTCTTCAAAATACGGACGCTAATCTTATGGCCGACCAATCTCTTCAAGCATTTCAGCTAGGTGCAAACCTGTTCGACCGCGCGCAGACGCAGGCGCGGATGATGGAGCAGTTTCAGATGCAGACGGCTGATCAGATCATGCGCCAGCGTCAGGCGGATCTTCAGAACAAGATTCAGTCGAACGCTTATGCTCAGGCGTTGGCGGAGCAGGAGGCTCAAGCTGCGGAATATGACACGTTCCAAAAGTTCAATGAGGAAGTTGGAACCTATTTTAATGATCCTGAACTGAAGGCGGCTATGCCTGCGCTTCCTCGCTTCAGGTCAAAGGTGTTTAACCAACAGGCAACTCAAGCGTATCAAGGTCTTCAGCAGTATTCTCCGCGAGCGAAAATCATCAAGGCTCGTGAACAGTTCGACAAACTTAGAGCGGATAGCATCGAAGCGATGCAGAATCAGGGCATCGATGTTTTTGATCCTCAGACAGGTCAGGTTAACGAGGAGGTTTACCGCGCAAATCTTCCTATCATTAGAGAGCAGATGAAGGAAAAGG